GCCTCTCTATTGTTTAACACTAAGCGCTCGGCCTTTTTAATAGGGTTGCAGCCTATTATCAAAATACCTACAAGAATAAGCAAATAAATAATAAATAATTTAGCTTTTGTTGCCATAGCGTGGATCATGTGGATTTAACCAGTTAACTAAAATAGGCAAGATTGAGATCACGGCAGCGCTTATGCACTCTTCAAGTGTCACCTCATAGATGTTGCCTTTAGATACTATCATGGTAATGATAGCAGTGATTGCAATCTTTAGCCATGATCCATAAATACTATTTAGGAATTTCATCTTTTACTTTTTTAGTTGCGTTATAGTAATAACGAATAGCCATAAGACCAGAGAAAATAGCAACCAAACCGGCCACCATAGTGACAAAGGGTTGCACTTGTGTGATGGTTACGCTTGCGGCCGTAATACTTACGGCAGTGTTAACTAAGGCTTGGCTGCTATCTTGTTGCATTTTACTTATCAATAAGTTTTAAAAAAATCGGGTAATTTTCATTTGTTTCTATGCTAGCTAGTGAATCAATGGTGATTTCACCAGACCATAAGTTTTGCACATCAATATCTTTTTCGATGTTTAACACATCATCTTGCTCTTTTTTATACTCTTCGATCTTATCTTGAGGCACTATTTTCTTGCCCTCTTCACCTTCTGCGTACTTGTCAAATAATTCCTTCATTGACTTTTCTAAAAGTTCAGCATCTTCATTTACAATCTTACTTAAGCGTTGCAAATAAAGCTTTACCTTCATGCTCATTTTCTGGCCCAATAATCCAACTGATTGTTGGTGTACTTTTCCATCGGCAGTCTTTACATTCATGCCATTTAACTCAAAGTTAAGATCGTAGATTTCGTTTAATTTCAATTTCATAAAATGTTATTTTTTTTACAAATATACTTATTTTAAGTAATTAATGCTCCATCTCTTTGTACCGCTTGTATTATAACTTGATAATTTTGATAGTTATAAGGTGCAGTAGTAGTCATTTGTAAATTATCACCGCTCCATGATAATGATACAAGATAAACATCACCTCCAAATGTAGTATCTAAAGAAACAGATGAAACTTGTCTGCTACCATCTGCTGACCAAAAAGCATAAGCAGTTTGAGCATTGCCAGTATTACCAACTGCACTAACAGATAAAATAGTTATTTTTAATAAAACTCTAGAATTACTTCCAGCAGAATTAGCTACTGATGCAATTGTATGAGTAATATTTGATGTTTCTCTATTAAATTGCTTATTAAATATATTTGTTCCTCCTTCATTTCTAAATCCAGCACTACCAAAAACATCAAGTCTAAATGATGGATTACTTAAACCAAGTGCAATTCTGCCATTTCCTTTTATCATAAAATCACTCTCAGTTGTTCTTGCAGATATAGAGAAAAATCTATCTGCCTCTGCCAATGCTGGATAATATGATATTTTACCATCACTCAATGCATCATCACTAAATAATATTTGCGCTCTTTGATTATTAGATGCACCTCCACTAATTCTTAATTGAGGATTTGATGAATATGTTGTACCATTTTGTGCAGATATATGAACTTTACTACCTCCTAAAGGGGTTGCAGTTCCTATACCAATTGTACCATTTGCTAATAAACGCATTCTTTCAATAAATGAAATTGATGCACCAGCAATATTAGTAGCTGCATTTGCAAATATCATTACATCCTCAGCAAATTCAATTTTTGATGTACCACCATTATAAAGTCTTGAAATTGTACCAGAACCATTATCATAATAGTTAACTCCTACTGCAAAATTATTATTTGCACCAGTCCAGTTTGATAATACACCACCAGTACCAACTTGTAAAGCTGCAATTGAACTTCCCCATCCGCTATTAGGTGCAACTTTAATACCAACTTGTCCGCCATATTTTATAGTAATAGCGTTTGAATATGAACTGCCAGCACTTGTACCATAGCCAATACCTAAATCATTTGAACCAATTTTATAAAAGTTCCAATCGCCATATCCACTCTCTGTATTATTAAAAATTAAATAATTGTAATCATTTGAATTTCCATTTTGTGCTGCAAATATTCCTTGTACTGCCGTTACACTACTTGAAAACGTAGCACTTGTACCGCTTAAGCCACCATAAAAAGTAATATTAGCACCGCCACCTGCTCCGAAGTTTGCTACTTGAGTACTGCTATTAGCGTTAACGCTAAGTCCAGCACTTGTTGAAGCCTTAACTTGCGCCGCGCTTAATGTATAACTATTAAGCGTAACGTTACCCGTTGCACCGGTATAAGGTACATAAGTAGACGCAGCCGTTGCCGTGCTTAACTTATTGTTAAAAGTATTCCAGTCTGTGCTAGATAATGCACCATTTGCTGATCCACTAGCAAGTCCTAAAGATAAAGCTTGTGTGCTTAAGCTTAAACCATTTGCAGTGCCTAAAGTAACTGCTGCATGTCTTGCGGCAGTATTAGCAGCCACATCACTATTTGCACTAACTCTTACATCTGTATAATATAAATTTGTGCCTTCTGTCACTTGCGTTGTTGTGTAGTCGCCACTTGCTGCAACAACTGCACCAGTGCGTCCAAACACTGAACTCACACCAGTAACTAATCCGTTCACGTTGCCGTTAAGCTTTTGAATTGCAGATAAGATTGTATCGCTTGAACTGATCGTGCCAGCACCGCTTGTATATCCAGTTAAAGTGCTAGCAATTGATCTTGCATTTGTAAAGTATAAATTCGTACCTTCTGCAATATTGCTAGTTGTTAAACTAACTGCGCCAGTCTCACCATTCACACTCACAACCGCGTCTGTGTTATCAACTTGCTGCCATGCAGTGCCATCATAAATAATCCAGTCACCAACATTCCAATCTGTAATGCCGTCAATGTTTGTAGATCCAGCAACACTGACAATGTAGTAATTGCCTTTTGTACCTACACCGCTAGCTAAAGTAGGAGTGTTTGTGCTTGCATTCCAAATGCCTTTGTATATTGATCCGCCTATTAAACCATTTACTTGATTTTGTAATTTACCAAATGCAGTCAATATACTATCCGTGTCAGCAATGGTGCCTCCGGTAATATTCACACCGCTCAAAATCTTGCCAGTCACCGCGCTATTTACAAGACTTGGATTTGCATAAGTACCACTCAACTCACCGCCAGCAGTGATGCCACTGATCGTTGTTAAATATGTGCTATTGTCATAGCTTATTGTAGTGCCACTGATCTTGACAAATCCAGTGCCATTCAAAGCTGCTTGCTTGTTGTTAAAAGTATTCCAGTCTGTGCTAGATAAGTAACCATTTGCAGCACCACCAGCTTGACTAATACTTACCACGCCAGCACTTACACTAATAGGCAAAGTGCCGCTTATTGCCGCTTTTGCTCTTGCATCTGTGTAATATAAGTTTGTGCCTTCTGCTAGATCAGTTGTAGTCTTGCCACTAAATGCAGTGTTAAATCTTGCAGCAGTATAATAAAGATTTGTATTCTCTGGCACCGCTAAAGTGTCCAAAGTTTGAAAGGTCTTGTCACCTCTGTAATATTGAGCCGTTGTGCCGCTTGCTAAAAAGTTTTCTTTATTGTTAAATGTATTCCAGTCTGTGTTTGTCAAATATCCATTTGCACTGGTTGTTGCAGCCGGCATACTTAAAGTCCTATCAGCGCTTAAATCACCGCCACCAGTTAAAGGTGCAGTTGTATTTATTGATCTAGATTGTGATGTATAAGTTGTTGAATCAACAGATCCATCCGCTTTTAAAAATTGTACAGATGTACCACCACTTTTCACAATTGTATTACCAGTCACACTACTAGAAAAACTCGCACTGGTACCGCTTAAGCCGCCATACAAAGTCATGTTTGCACCGCCTCCGGCTCCTAAATTAGCTATTTGCGTACCACCATTGCTATTGATACTTAAACCAGCACTTGATGTTGCTTTAACTTGAGCGGTCAATAATTTGTGACTATTTAAATCAACATCACCAGTTGCGCCAGTGTAAGGCACTTTTGCATCTAGGCTAGCCTCTGTTGGTATAACATACCCACTAGCAAGACTAAAAATACCACTTGCACTATCGTAATTGATTCCGGTAATATTCTCACTGATCGCCGTTCTTGATCTTGCATTTGTGTAATAAAGATTTGTGCCTTCTGTCAAATCTGTTGTAGTCTTATTACCAAAAGCAGTATTAAATCTTGCTTGTGTATAATAAAGATTTGATCCTTCTGCAACTATGCTAGTTGTGTAGTCACCAGCTTGACCTACTACGTTGCCAACTCTACCAAATACGCTAAATACATTGCTAGGCAATGGATAAGCGCCAGTTTGTGTCACTATATTAACTACTGCCTCTGTGACATTTATTTCAATAATCTCGTCTGTTACGTTTATTATTTCCATTTTTATCTATGCTTTTGATACATCCTCTTGAACAATAAAATTACCCCAAAGATATGTTTTGACCTCTCCGCTAGGGAATGTCACATTCATATCGTAAACGTATGCACCGGCGGCCACATCTACAATTTTGTTTAAAGTAATTTGATTGCGATTTATACCTCCAATGCTTATGCTACTATTTGCAGTAGATAAAGTCAAAGCTACCACGCTGCTTGTTGGCGTTGGCCTTACTTGTATTAAAATTGTTGATCCGCTCAAATCAATAGGCGTAGTGTCTGCTAATAAAGCAAATGTTTGCGCCCAGCTATCATTGCGCCAAATCTTTACATTGTATTGCGCCGGTCTTAAATCAGCGCTTGTAGAATTACAACTCATTTTTATTATGGGTTTAATGGTATGTCACAAGCATCGAAATCGGAATAAGTAGTCATGTTAAAGCTTACCTCAACACCACTCAAATAATCCTCAAACTTATCTAGTATTAAATTATATGTTATATTGTCATCAATCTGCCAATCGTTTGCGCCATTCCTAAGCTTGCTGATAATGTCAGCACATATCTGCAACTGATCACTAGTCACATCTTGCTCAAACTCACCCTCAAGTCCAGCCTTATCTAGAAACCACAAAGTGATGTTATAGACTTGCTCACGGCCCACGTTAAGCGATCCGTTGTTAATTGCCAAGCAAGCAATCGGAAATACTGGTTGACTATCTGCGAATAGCCACTCCCTTGGCGTTGCATTTTTGATGCTTTTTATCATCGCATGCGTTGCTAGTATTGCTTTTAGTTCCTTTATTACTTGATTGTATGTCATTAAATTTCATTTTTACTCTTTCTACAAACTCACGTTTATAACTGCGTATCTTCATAAGGATTGTTAAAATTATATGGCAAATCAAGATTACTGACTTTTCGCGTGCTGTCTCTTCTGCCTAAATAGATCGGTGATGTGTAAGCTTGTATCTGTGGTGCAATAGCATCAAAACCGCTACCATATTGTAAGTATTGCTCAAACATGGTACTATTTTCTCTTAAATAATCAATCAATCTTTGCTTGTAAAATTCGCCATTGCTCATGTACTTACGCTCCAATAACTCAAGCTGGCCCTTAGATGGGTTGTTGCTCTCTTCTGCACCTTTCTGCAATACGCCTTTACTAAAAAATTGAAAGCTAGTGCTGATCACCATCTCGCCAATTGTAAACCATAACAAAGTATCTGTGATGTAATTGTCAAGCAAGTTCTTTTCATCTTGGCTAAGATTGCCAATATCAATGCCCTCTTGTAAGCGATTATAGAGTCCAGATCCTAAAGCCGGCAATATGAACTTATCTTGAGCAAGCTTGATCACTGGCAATATTTGCTTACCATCAATCGCGTCACTTATAGCGGTGCGACTTTTGACAAGTGATTCTGTTATAAAAAGTATGTTTAAACTCATTTTTTATTTTTTTCTAGTTACTATTTTAACTTGCCATCTATGTCTGCAATATGGTCTATGGTTGCCATTCGGCTCTGTAAACCATCCGCCTCTTCTATCCCAAACAGAATAACCTAAACGCTCGCTGATATTCTCTATGTCTGCGCGGCTCCAAAGTTTAGTCTTAGCCAATTGCAACATTCTTGCACAAAATGGTCTATTTTTACTATCCTCTGGTCCAGAGTAAGTATATCTAAGCAACACCTCGGTCTTAGTAGTCTTGTCACCTCCAGCAATCTTGCTTAAAGGCTCAGTCAACTTTCTCACTACTGGCGTGTAATTAGGGACTAAAATACTTATTTCCATTCCAGTCTGGACTAAGTACCCCTCAAGCTTTAGCGCCTCAAGCGTTTGATCTATTTGCTCAACACTTTTATTTAAGACTTTAGCTAGCACCTCTGGTGTGATTCTTTTATCTTTACTGATCAAATCAAGCACATTTGCTTTAAGTACATTGATCTCTTCATCTGCAAATGCTTGATACCCTTTAGCGTCATGTGTTTCTACTACCTCAAAATCTTCTACATTATCACCACATGCTGCAAACTCATTCACTAGCAAATCATCTTGCATAGATGCAAAAGCTTGCTCAGTTGAAGGATCATCATCAACACCTAAAAACGTGTCAACATCTGCATCTGTAAAACCAAAGCCACTCTTTAACATCAAGCTAGCTTGTGCCTTGTTGATCTTACCAGATCCGAATTGACGCACGATGCGCATCACATTTTGGTGCTGGCGACCGCTTAAGTTAGTCAAAGTTGCGTTTGCTTGTACTGGTTGTGTAGTCACACCACTAGCATCTGTTACAACCGAACTTTGTAATCCTAATTTCTCACGGATTTCATCTCTTGTCATATTAGCTGACATCACTGCCTCGCTAAATTCAAAGCTTAATGGCTCAACTGGTACGATCTTAAATTCGCCCTCTATGCCGGCTAAATTCATTAAAGTTGTGAATGTTTGCTCATGCTCTTGCTGGCGCTCATTTACATAAGTATTTTGAAAAATCTGGTAAGCATCACGGATCTCGCTTCTGCCTCCTAATTGGCCCTCTGTCTTGATACCGAATAACATCGGACTTGTAACTTGATGACAAGAGAAAATCTCTTGCATAATCAAATTATTGACATTTGTGAAATCCTCTTTTGTCAAACTTGTCTCACCTAAGTTCACAATGTCGACTGAATTCTCTCTAGATGGATTAAATGCAATCACCACACGATCTCCATCATGATTTGCAAACTTACTCTTTAAGTCTGTCTCAACTTGCTCTTGCTCTTCCTCTTGAGGTAATCCGTTATTGAAATTAATCAATTTAGTTGCAACAAAGTTGTGCTTTGCATTGCCTAAAATGTGTCTGCTTACTTGGATGTCACTCTCTATATAGTTAAGACCTTGGAAATAACTTGGCAAAGGATATACATCACTTTTAGGATTGTATTGCTTTACAAAGAATATTTGTGGCCCACTAGGATCGTTTGGATTAAATGCTGGATATTCTCTTGCTTTCTCTTTAAAGTCGCTAGCAGTCCAATCATTCTTTACATAGAATGTACTTAAGTCCTTGCTTGCTCTTACCTTTTGAAACTCAATGTGAAATACATCTTTGATCTTACCTAACTTGTTGTAGATAATTTGTAGGTAATATCCGCCTTGCAACTCATCATCTAAGATTGAGCGCTTCATTATTTGATTCCATGTTTCGCCTTGTGAATTAGCCTTTTGCTCAACGCCTTCAAAGCCTTTGCCAAATATGTAGTTGACTTTGCCTTTAATGATTGCTCCGTGCTTAGGTGACTCACCATACAAATCAATCAAATAATTTGGATAATTATTCCTTGCACCAAACTCAACATAGTTTTTGCCTTTTTTCTCTTCAAATCTAGGCTGCTGCGCTTGATCAAACTCGATTTTTATTAATTGATATTTATTGCTCACTTGTATAAGTTTTAAATTCGTTATCTTGCTCGTTGTACTCTGGTTGAGGACAATCGGTTTCGTCATGTAAATACATAAATCCTTCCTCTACTATCGCACCGCTCAAACTCTCTTTAGTATTAGTTGCGCTTGCTTGCTCTCTTATCTTATACCTCCAAGTGCCACTCTCTTTGCAATCAAACACAGAATTTAAAACAAGTACCTTTTGGTATCTTGCATCTGTGCTTATGTTTGTCCCTACAAATGTAACACAATTTTCTGTTGCACTTGTGAAAATAAACAAGTATTTCGGGTTTGAAATTGTTGCCAATTCTAAGCCAGTGAATATCAAATTATTGTCAATGCCTTTGTATATGTGTAACATGTTATAAAAATTAAATGCCCTACCCACACAAAGTAGGTAGGGCATAATTAATTACTACTATTGGTAAAATTACCCAGCAGTCTCAAGCGCCGCTCCTACTGATGCAGACACTTGTAAAAAATCATCTTTCTCAACACCACTCAATGTGATATTGTACCCATTACGATCGCCGGCAGCAGTGCCAGATCCACTCTCTGTGGTAGCTAAGTAAAGACCATTACCTTCGCCATACATGCGATAGTTGCCATCCATATCTAAAGTAACTGCAACTAGCTTATTTTTAGCTAAAGTGCGTACAATGTTTGCAGTTGTAGAATCTCTTTTATTTAAAGGGAATACTACTTGATGGGTATAAAATACTGATCCGTTTTCCTCGGATGCAGTTGCATTTGAACTTGTATTTGCGGTTGCTCTTGGCACCTCAAACTTATAGAATCTCTTGCCAGTTGCTTTTGTAATGCCGGTAACTAAACCGCTTACTTCTGCAACAGACGTAATGTTACCGAACTCCGCTAAAAATACGGCTTGTAATCCACCGATATTCTCGCGGCAATCAATCGCGTAACCGCTTGTAATTGCACATGCCATGATAAAAAAGTTTAAAAAAAAGGCGGCGTTTATTGCACCGCCTTTCTTTGGTTATTTATTTAATTAGATAGTTGACTTAAACTTCACACACATTGTTGTGTAAGCTACGTTAATACCTAATTTGAATGCTACTCTATAACGAACTTCGTTTGTATCTTTAGAGTACCAGATAGTGTAATTTTCCTCTTCTGCTTCTAAGTCAAACGCCATAGCGATGTTAGACAAAGTTGTTGCATAGATGTCGCCAGTACCATTTAAACCATTAACCGCTACTAATTCAACATTTGTACCCGGGATGATAAAAGTTTGATTCATATCACCATCAACTTTGTAGTTGTAAAGGTTTAATGCTTGATAAGCTAAAACTGCTAATCTGTATGTGTCATTTCCAACAAATACTTTTAAGTCAGCCATATCGATAATCTCAACTGGGATAGCTTTGTAAACTCCGTTCAATGCGCTAACTACGTTTGCAGCAGTGATTTGAGAGATAGGGCCACCAGATACATAACCAGATACGTTTGCGTTTACTGGAGATCCAGCATCGATCAACTTAATTAAACCATCAAAGATAGCTAAATTTGGTGTTGAACTTTGAGTATCACCTTGCCATAAAGCAACCTCTAATTGCTTAGCAATCATCTTATTCTTTTGCTCTGTGAACTTAGTTTGAAATTCTGCCCATCCAAAATCTTCGTAAGTAGATCCAGCTTTTAAAGCCTCTTGAGAGAAATAAGCTTCAAAATCTTTAGGACAAATTGTCTCTTCGATCTTAACTTTTCCAACTACAACTTCTGCTTGAGATAAAGTAGTTAAACCACTAGGATTCCAACCACAAGCGTCTGTTTGGAAATTTGCGTTTGTAGCCAATTTAGGTACTTTAACGCTAGACTTTGTTTTAGGTAATAAGATACCACCTTGCTTCACTAAGCCTTGTGTTTTTGCCGCAAATACGGCTTCTGTTAACAATGGAGCAATCTCTTGTTTAGTATATGCTGCAATGTTTGAAAATGATAATGACATTTTATTTAATTTTTAGTTATGAACAAATTGATTTAGAAAACTTATCGAACTCTGCTTTTGCATCATTTTTTTGCTCAGCAAAGTTGTTGCTTGTTTTAACACCAGCATCCGGTGCAGATTGAGGCGCTTCAACCAACATCTTGCTGATCTGCATTAAGCCTTCAATCACTTTGTTTGCTTGGCCTAATTTAGCCTCATATTGCGCAAACTTGTTTTCGTATGCGCTGAATTTCTCATTTGTTGCAGATTCAAAAGCAGCAAATTTTGCGCTCATATCTTCAACTACTGGACTTTCAACACTTACCTCTTCTGCCATTTTTGGTTTAATTTCCATGATTGCTCCATTATCGCCTACAACGATAACATCACCGCTTTCAAGTTCATGCTCACCTACTGGTGCTGGTACACCTTCAATAGTTACAATACCACCAACTGCTAACTCAGTAACTTCAACAATAGTGCCGTCTTTCAACTTAGCTTCCATCATTTTAACTGGTGCTGCCGTTTCGCCGCTTGGCATAGGCATATCTTCATTGTTCACTAATTCAGCGAAAAACAAAGATACTTTCTCTAGAATGTTTTGTGCGTCTTTCATACTTTATATATATTATTTAATTGATAAAGGTACTTTTAGTAACTCTGCCAGTTCTGCAAGCTTTTGTTCTGCATAGGTTGGTGCCTTTTTTTCTACTGGATATTCAAAAAATCCTTCAACAGAAAATCCTTTTACTTTGCCCTCTTTAATAAGCTGCCATGCTTGCTCATTTTCAACATAAAAGCTACCAAACCAACTACCATCTTTTGCATCTTCAAATCCCTTCATAGGTAATATCCCACGCTCTTTGTCAACTAAAAATGACTCAAACATGATCAAACCATCTAAAGTCATAGACTTATCATGCATTAAATTAACCTTGTCTTGATATCCTTTTTTGCTAAATTTGATTGCAATGTCTTTGATTGTATCTGCTGGGAATGTTACAAAATGCTCACCAAATTTGCTATTGTTGCGATATATAGGCTTATCTGCTAACATGATCGGCCCAGATATAATATGCTTATCTTCGCTTTGAATAGCAAACATTAAATAGCTGAACTTTGAGCCAATTGGGCCAAGTTCATCAATTACATCTGCATTGTTATCTACATGTTTTGTAATGCCTAATTCTTTAATTTTTTCTACTTTTGCTTTATTTGATCCAGTTGCATAAACTCTGCTTTCTGGTATTCCAAGATCAGCAGCTACTGCAAGCATGCCATCTTTATCTTGTCTTGCTGATATGATATAAAGCGTATTTCCAGCCTCAATCGCATTTTTAGCCATTTCTTTTCCACGATCTGTACTTAATGTATCATCATAGTCAAAAGATACTTTAGGTGCTGCAAAATGCTGATCCCAGATTGAATTGCAAATAGCCACGGCTTGCTCGCTTTCTTTACCTTCATCAATTACATATTTAATGCAACGAGGTAAAAATGCATCTTGTCCTTCACCTTTAGATGGCTCAATAAAATCTTGTTTAAACGCTACAAAGTCACGTTGGATTGCTGGCTTATCAACAAGTGCAATAAATGATACCTCAGCATCATCTTGTAGATCCTCTTGTATTCTTAATTCGTATATAGGTAAGTTCATACTTAATAAATATTTTTAATTCCATTTAGGTACTTTTAGCTGATCCTAGCGGCTCTGTTTAATCTTATGATCCTTTCTTGATTTCCACTTATATCACTTTCAACAACGTATGCTCTTGCGGCCACATTCCCTATTTGATTAACTTGCGCTTGATTTAAAGTTGTAGCTTGGAATGATGGAGAAAGCGGAGCAATAGCGCCAACGCTTGGAATTGATGGCCTTGACATCGTAGGCATTACTGGACTAGGTACGCTTGCAACTTTACTACTTAATAATCTTTTAGCATTTGCAATGTTAGCAGTAATTCTTACCATACCAGATAAAAACTGCGTTAATCCGGCACTACCAAAAGTCCAAGCATTTAAAGGATTTTGCTCACTATTTTTTACTAAGGCAGAAATTGCTTGTGCAGTATCAATACCAATTTGAGCTAAAGCAAGACCTTTACTTATTGCTGAACTGGCACCAGCTATTTCATTAAGATTTCCAAGAATATTGATGACTGCATTTGCATTGCTAATTTTATTTTGAGTGACTGCATCATCTGCTGCTTTCTTTTTAATAGCTGCCTCTTCATCAATTTGGATTAATCTTTGCTGCAATTGAGTGTCAAAATCTTCATAAGCTTTAGCATCTGCTTTTGCTTTTTCAAGTCTTGCAGCTTCTTTTGCGTCTTTCTCTTCTTGTATTTCTAAAAGTCTTTGCTGGACTTGTAAATCAAAATCTTCAATTTCTTTTCTTTCTTTGGCTTGTCTTTCTTTTTCTGCTTTCTCAGCTTCAATCTTTTTTTCTAAAGCAGCTTTTCTTTCTGCTTCTGCTTTTTCATTTGCTGCTTTTTGATCAGCTAATCTTTTAGCTTGCTCTGCTTTTTCTGTATCTGTTAATTCTTTACTACCAGCAATAAATCTTTTATTTGCAGCCTCGTATCTTGTGCCGAATTCTGTGACAGACTTTTTAGCATCATCCCACGCACCACTAAAGTCACCACTTATAAACTTTTTGACTGCTGATCCTACAAGGCCCAAACCTTGCAAGAATGAACTCATAGCAGAATAAGCAACTTTAAAAGCATTTGTCACATAAGGCATTGCTTTAGTTGCTAGATCAATTGTGGCATCTATTAAAGGCTCCATTGCGCCTAAAATACCATTTAAGATCCTACCGAATTGAATCATGATAGGCTCAAGCTTTTTCATTGCGCCTTCATTCTTTGCAAACGCAGCAGCAAGTCCAGCTACTAAACTAACTAGCAAGCCAATACCAGTTGCTTTAAGCGCAGCACTAAAAGATGTTGTTGCAACCTTTGCTCTATTAAGCGCACCTCCAAGCATACCTAGTGGGCCGCCAGCACTCTCTAAAGTATCGATCCAGTCGCTAGACGCTTTCTTTGATCCTTTAATTTTATCCTCTAAATCATCAATCTGGTTGTATAATTTTTGAAATTCCTCGGAGCCAGCAGCCGTATTTTTTAACTGCTTTTTTAATTCTTTAAGCTGGGCAATACTGCCTTCTGTGGCATTGCCAATACCTTGTATGCCATCTTTTAAATCTTTGACCTCTTTCTCTGCACTACCGGTGTCGACTTTAATCTCGGCTGCAATTGTTGTTTTTTTACTTGCCATGCTTTATTATTTTAAACAAGTGTTTTGTGCAACTTGTCTTATTATGTTAGTATAATTAAATGATCCAAAGGTCTCATTGTATTCTGTATTCATGACATCTTCATAAGGCAATTTGTCTGTATAAGCACCTTTGTAGAATATATTATGATTTTTACCAATATCGTAAGTGACACCAGAATTGTGAAAAATATCGCACTTGCTCCATTTTTCTATTGGATCAGTACCCCAGCAAAAATCAAGCCTATCTGTGATTTTTACATTAAGATCATGATACCAGCAATTCCAAAGCATACCCCACATGCCGGCAGTGAACTGCTGGATGCCGTAATAACTTGGATTCTTTTGCACTCTTAATGGCTCACTCTTTTGGAAATAATCAAATAGTGCTACACTATCACTCTCAACTTTTTGCCAGAATTTATAGTCAGTATTTTTAAAAATGTACTGAGATCCGCCGCTATGCAATCTGTGCTTTATTGGTACGCTATAATCTAAGCCTACAATGTCGCACATGTCCTCATATAAATCTTGTCCTTTCTCTAGTATGTAATCGCTCCAGATAAAGCTTTTTGAGTCACTAACATAGCAGCTATCGTCTTGCTCAAGATCAGTAAAATCTACCGGCTTTGTGAATATCATATCGCAGTCATGTAAAAATACATTTTCCATCTGCAAATAAGGATAAGCTTGATAGTGATGCTTGACTGCATTCATGATCACACTAGGAATATAAGTAGGCATGACACGAGTGTCTTTATACTCAAAAAAAGCTATTGTGTTAAATTTCTCTTTTAACCTATCAAACATAGCAATTGTCTCTGGCCAGTTAGTCTTATCATTTGGATCTTTACTAACTGATAATAAGACATGGATCTTATCATCTGGTATGCCCACCGACTTAAAGTTGGTGAGCATTACCTCTAAATGCCATGCGTAATAAATAATCCTAGGTTGTGTGCAAATATATATCATATTCATTTTTTAAAGTTGGCATACATCTGTACAATCCGATCCACTCTTTGCTGATTCTGTATCTATGTCAAATGTGTAAGATGATCCGCTTGTTGTGCCATTTGTTAAGTAAACATATCCGTCTACAAAGTTAAAGAATAAAGCATTTAAAGCGTTACTTGATGACCTAGCAATTGCAACACTTGATCCACTTAAAGAACACGGATCACATGAATATCTATCTAAAATATAGTAGGTATAAGGATCTGCCGTTGTTGTAGTTGTTGTTGTACTTGTTGTTGTTGTAGGTGCTAAAGTAGTTGTTGTAGTTGTTGTAGTTTGTACGCAACTTGAGTCAGCACATTCTAAAACCGCCGTGTACAATGTTATGTTTGTTGGCAATTCAACTGGACCATTATAACTTGTTAAAGTATAACATTGACTGACACCACTAGCTGCACTTGTGTAAGTTTCACCAACACTCTTGCTAGTTGAGACAATCAATGTACTTGTTGCACCATCACTACATCTTGTTGCCTCATAGCTATAATTAGGAGCCGGAGTTGTTGTAGTAGTAGTTGTACTTGTTGTTGTAGTTGTAGCCTCAGTTGTAGTAGTAGTTGTAGTACTAGTTGTTGTTGTAGGTGCAGCAGTTGTAGTAGTAGTTGTAGTACTAGTTGTTGTTGTAGGTGCAGCAGTTGTAGTAGTAGTTGTTGTACTAGTTGTTGTTGTAGTAGTTGTAACATCCGGACAAGTTTGACATGTCTCTTCTGCCCAAACTGCCACAAATTGACCGCCTTCAATAATAATAGTAAATTGTCTGCTTGTACCGCTACATGCACTTATCCAAAAATTACCGCTTATAGTTCCATCGGCAATTGATGCACTTGTTAATTTAGTAGCAGTACAAAGCGCACCGCCACCAGCTAAAATAGTAAATGTTTCAACTGGACGCGCTGGATTTGGACATACTACATTACAAACATCGTAAGCACTCACCATGCTATATGATGCATTAAAAGTAGCTAGAGTAGTAGTAGTTGTTGTTGTACTAGTTGTTGTAGTAGTTGTTGTTGTTGTAGGAACTATGTCTGTACCTACTGCATCAATCACTCTTAATAAGTCAACCTTTGTAGTATCATAAGTTTCTGGACTATAATCATAAACTTTTATAAGTCTATAAAGTCCGCCATCAATAAAATAATACTTTGCAAAGTCTAAGTTAAAAATGTCTAACTCACTTAAATGAAAAAAGCCAGTAAGTAAACGGCTGTCTTTATCTGTAATCTCTGCCATATATGGCGAGTAATAAACATTGAATAAGTTATAACTTAAATCACCACTTGTTAAATTAAAAAACAATTGTTGAGGCGCTCCAAAGTTAATATCAATATTTGGCGTTGTTGGATTGTTTATATGCCCACAAAATAAATACGCAGTGTTTGATCCTAAGTTAGTCGCTCCATTTAAAATGCTCCAACTTGCAACGCCGGTAATTTTGTTTATTTGCATAATACGCATAACATGATCAATAGGATCCTCTTTAGTATTATTGTCCGACTTTTTGTAAATTGCTGGAAATACTTTATCTGTTGTACTTGTACCAAACAAAGGTGAAGGTGCAAAAATTATTTCAACGCTTTCAGTATCTTTTGCAAATTCAAGGCCATTATCATAAATCCGATCACCATATCCCTCATTAAATTTCTTGCGATAGTCCTCATTGTAAAAATCATTATCTTGTTTATATTTAAAATTGTAGTATCTAGCATTGACCTCACTCATTGGTTTGATCTTAATTGCTTTGCTATGATCTATCTTATCACTCCAATCAACAATCGTACCAGTATAAAAGTCAACATAAGGCTTGATCACTAAATGGTTTGTTTTGTATTTATCTTCAACAATCATCAAGTTGTACATCTTCATTATAGATGTTACAAAGTCTTTTTGAAATATACCTTTTGGGATTGTATTATTGATCACCATAGTATCACCTAATTCAATCGGAGCCGTTGTTGCTACATTGTTAATTACATTAATTGTACTTTCCGAAACGTAAACAGAATCACCAATATCAAGTATGCATGTTGTTCTTACTCTTAATGTATCATTTGTTGCAAGTGTTACATTTAATGTTTTATTGTAGTATAAATTGTCAGTGCCATTATATGTTTGACTTGATCCAGATATAACAGATCCGTTTTTTAAAACTGATATTGTCAAAGTTCTAGCAGCTAGAGTATAATCACCAAAAAGTTCGATTGTTAAATTTGTAGTAAGTGTAGGTGTGCCATTGTAAGTGAATGTAGTATCGCCAACACTTGCGCTGAATAATGATCCTACTTTAGTCTCATAGCTAACAAAATCTTGAGTGCCACCAGTATTCATTGCTTGCCCTATTGATTTTGTTAAAGCAAGTACATCACTTGTTTCTTTTGTTAACTGCTTAGCATTGTTAGGTATAATTAATTTTCTAAAATCGCTAGTGTTAAATAAGTCGCATTCATAAGTGTAACCGCTACCAGTGAAAATCTTATCTAGATATTCACGCACAAATAATGCTGGCTTAAATGTTTTATATTGGAAATTTATCTTGTCAGTACTTACATTTCCATAGTCAATTAAAGGATAGCAATAACTAGTGCTGCCAGTAGTATTCCAGCTTGCCACAATATTTGCATAAGAGTATGTGTGATTGTATGCACTAAAGTCTAAGTCCTCAAGTCTTTTATTGCCTAGCGCGTTAATAAATCCGCCTAATTCACCAAACAATGCGCACTCGTACTCTATGTGTCCGTCAACATGTATGATCTCAAGCAAACGCAAAACACCTTTCATGATCTGCAATCCGTCAATCTCTATGCGTGAAGATGCACTACGCGCTGCGTTAAAGTTTGCCAGCACGTTTGGATCAATAGGATTATCAAAGTTTGCATTGTTAAAATCAAAAATATTGCCTAGCAATTTATTGTTGTTAGCAGTGCCGGGCAATATTATTGTTTTTGTAAAGCTGGTGCTTTTACTATCTAAGTTTTGTAGATCATCAATGGCATAAGTAATTTGATTACTTAAGCCTTGTGTCAAATCAAGTTCATATCCTTCAATAAATAATCTAGTCATATTATCTTAATTGGCTAAAGCGTGTTTGATTAATGTCAATATCTACTTCAAAAACTCTCAATCTATTGTTGACATATTTGCTATATTCAAAATTGTTGTTTCTAATACTTACCGGATAAAAATAACCATCCATCTCAAAGTACACTTGTGGCGAGTCGATTAACTCTGCAAGCCACTCATACTCATCATCTGTTGGAGCATTCATGGTAAGCTTATAGCTATGATCTTTTTTATTTAGATAGTTGACTTTGCTATCAACATACTTTTTATTTGCATCATAATAAGATACAGATGATGCGCCTAAAGTGTAGTCTCTTTTATCAAATGACTTTCTTTGTACTTCCATCATAAGCCTAGATGCTAAATCAAATTTGGCAGTCTCAAAAATGCCAAGATGATTCATAAAATGTAGGTTGTAGCTAGTGTATTTAGGATTGCACTGAATATTAACTCTATATGTGCTAGTGCCTATTGTGATCGTGTAGTATTTCACAGATGATGTGATCACTGGTGTAGGGTTGTTTAATGCCGGCGATCCTACATTAAGCTGAGCAAATGCTTTAGTACCACCTAGTGAATAGATAGTATCTGCAATCTTTATATTGCTAAAATTGTATGTTGACACAACAAGTCCGCTCACATCCTTTGCACCTATGTAGATATTGTCACCTAAAGCTGCGTTTATTTCATTTGGCCTATTGCTTAATGCTTTGCCATTGTAAGCGCTTAAGTCTGCCACCTTGCGTTTAAATGTTTGAGCCACATAATTGTAAGCAGTTACATTGCCGCTTGCTAAGTTTAAATAAGTCACTCCGCTATATTCCTCGCCGATCCTATATTGATAAGTCTGTGCTATTTGTCCACTTACATTTGGCTCGCACATTAATACGTTTGTGTTTGGTGTAAGCCATTGAAAAGTCATTGTATTACGCACAATAGGACCAGCATCAAAGTAACCGATTCCGGTTGTTGGCTCTGGGTAAAGCTTAACTCTTACTTGCTGAACTCCGCCAACGTAAAGATCCACAACATACTTCAAGTCTGCGCTTGTTATGTTTGAATCAAATATATGCCATAGTGTGTCTTGCACCGATGGACTGCCACTTGGATAACCTAGGTTTGTTATAGCCATTATTTATTGCTTTTATTCAAATTAATTCTATTAAATGTGATCACTATGTCCGATCCAACCGCCTCTGCCATAGTCACCTCAAAATTCTCAAAGGTCTTATTGAAAGCGTCTGTAAAATAGTTTGTTGTTTTAATACCAAAGCGTTTGATCAAATATGCCAAGGTTTCAACTTGCCTATCAATCAAAGATGCTTTTCCTTTAAAATTTACCCCTATTTTCTCGCCGCCTTTTCCAAGCGCTTTGTCATTCATTACGCTCGAAATCTTTGCCTTCCCACTCTGTATGTATCTTTTTAGGGATGCTCGTCCGCTCTCTGCCATTCCATAGTTCTTGTATTGATATGGTGATTGAGGCGAATTTCTTGAACTTGCCACACCTTTGACACCCTCATTTGGATAGTCATAATAGTCTAGCATTCTTAGTGTAAAGGTAGTAACACCATTTTGCTCAATAATCTCTGGGATCATATTGCTAAGTAATTCACCGCTACCAACTACGCCTTTATTGTTACCAAAATAGCTGATATTCTTTAGTAACTCTTCGCCATATTGCTCAAGCACTCCATTAACAACACCAAACTCCATGATGTCAGTACCACCTAAATCGCCGCCTTCCTTAAGAAAGTCCGCTTGCGCTCTGTTTATATTGATACTCATCTAGTTGTTTTTTATTCTTTAAATAGGACAAATCGTTTAAAAATTGAATCACTGGCAAATCATAAACCTTGTCCAAAGGTATTCCTTCAAATTCAGCTACCTCTTTGGCATTGTAGATCCATCCCCAATTGTTTGCAAAATTCTCTTCAATTGTTGCACTCTTTTTTTGTTTACCTTCCTCAAATTCATCTCGCTGATCAAACAAGCCATCGTATTGTTCGTTGAATGTTTTAAGACTTGATAAAAAAAAACCATTGCGAAATATCCGTGCTTAAAATCTGCTTGTTTCATGTCATTTGAGTACTCTTCATGCTTTAGCGCATCATAGTCTAGCTTGACAAAGTTTAACTTTTTCCAACTCCATTGCATAGGCGTACAAATACTAGCTAAGATATTATGCATGTTCATGATAGGATCGTCTTTGCTAAATGTTAGCACCTCAATATATCTGCCGGTGTTAAATGGCAGCTTCACGTCAAAGTTTAAATGGTAAGCTTTGCCATTTGCTTGTATAATAGTTCTAGGCATTGACATAGTAGCTTGATCGATTGTTAAATCAAAATCATCTTTTAATCTCTCACAAAGCTTTGCAAACTTTCTAGGAGGCAATGACTCAACATAATCCTCTGTCTTATCAAGTAAGACTTGCACTAATTTGCTGGCTCTCAACAACTCATCTGTCTCAATTGTTGCTATGCTTTGCAGCTTTTGGAATTTGTCAATAGTTAACTTCATACGTTATTAGATATATTTATTAGATGACATGGTACTTGCCCACTTGCTTGTGATCAATACGGCACTTGTTAGCTAAAGCCAAAGCGATCACGCAGTCATCATGAAAGCCTTGAGGCGCAGAGTAACGCACGCCAGTTGGTGTGAACGTGTACTCAAATACCTCCAACTCTTGCTTGATCGGTCCATCTGGATAGCTGATCGCCTTAGTTTGGATCGCACTGCTTAATCCTTCAAGCAATTGCTGCTTGCTTGTAGCCGTAAACTTAAAGCCGTGCATCTGTGTGAATTTCTTTTGCAACTCTTCTACTATGGCATCACCCACACCAGTGCTATCAATTATGATCGGCAGATTCTTTGGCAATCTTAAAATTGTCTCTTTAGTCTGCATCCAGTCTTTTTGAAAGCGCTCAAAGTGTACCACATTGCCTTGCTTGTCCATCCCTATTATCACTGACCAGTCAACAGACTTGGCCAAGTCAATTCCGTAATAAGCAGCTACACCTTTTGTTTCTCTGGTGCAAGCGTATATGAAATCACTGCCAAAAGGGTTGGCTGCATTTTCCATAGGATCTGCCATGTACTCTTGCTTGAATACCACTGCTGGCAATTGTGCTGCTGCTGCGTCAATCTCAGTGGGATCGATGTGTGGGTTGTCATAGGTTGTAAATTTAAACGATTCCCAGTTAGGCTCACCGCCGCGCATAAACATGCTATAAAAATAGTTCTTCCCTCTTGGCGTGCTTAAAAATATAGCCTTGCCTTTATAGTCTGTCAAGGTAGGTCTTATTGAATTATTCCAGCCATCCTCTAAATTTGGAATATAGGATGCCTCATCTATAATCACCAGATGATACTTAGTACCACGCATTGCATCCAATCTCTCACCAGTATAAAAGCGAACTGATCCGCCAGTGACAAAGTCAATAAGCAAATCAGTCTCATTCTTTTTGTAAACCTTGTCTGGCAATATTTTGCAGATTTCCTTAAAGAACATCTTGCCAAGTTGATAAGTCGGTGTGATATATGCAACATGTTGCCTCTTTAAGCCAGTCTCAATAGATATGTTTTGACTGATTAATGACTTGCCAAACCTTCGCCCACACATCATGACTCTAAACCTAGCATCCGAGTCAAGCACTTGCTTTTGTGCCGGATGTGGCTTAGGTAGTTTTATATCAAGATTCATACTTGATTGTGATTGTTTCTATGTTTGTATTTTCAGTAGTCGCGCGATCAGTCATGCCAAGTGCATTCTTTGCATAGAAAATTGCTTTGCCTTCATTTGCAACAATATCGATAGCCAATGACTTAAACATAAACACAATCCTATTAGCCACCTCATGATAGGGATGAGTAGGATCTTGTCTTATTTTCCAAAGGCCCATTCTTGTGTAAAATTCAAAGTCATGCTTTCTTAACCAATGATCTAAGAAATAGTCAATCGTTGGCACAAAGCGATCTCTAATCTCAACGATCTTGCCCGATCCAGTTGCAACTTGCTTTTGGCCCTCCATACAATTGTCGCAATATGCAAAGGCTAACTCCATCAATTTCTCTTCATCTATGTCCTTAAACTTTCTTGTCACGCTTTCTCTTATTTCCATAATTTAATATTTTTAGTGCCATCACGATAGCCTTTTATGTCAGCTTCATGTTTGGCCCAGTTCTTTTGCAATAATTCGGTCTTGTTATACCCATACTCGTCACCGCTTGCATGTGATCCAATATGCTCTGCCAAGCAGTCCATCACATAGTAGGTATTAAATCCAGCTATGTTGGCCCTCTCACAATAGTCCAGATCAATCGGTCCATAAGGAAACATGGACTCATTAAAGATCCCAATCTTGTCAACTACCTTCATACTAAGTAGCCAGTTGCTTATGATATGCTCGCTCTTTATTCCTCGTCTTGATCTATCCAAACTGCTGGCAACAATGCCGGCATCTGGGTAAGTCTGCAATGCCTCAACCTTTTTAGCAAGCCAATTGTCTGGCTCAATGATGTCATTTGCTAGATAAGCGATTGCATCATATTCATCTACACCAGCTATGTCAATAGCTTCATTCATTGCGTTTGCTATGCCTTCTTTGTTAACATTAATAAAATCAAATGGATAACCGGATTTACCCATGTTTAATGCTATTTGATATAATGGCCTATCGCCATAAGTCAATCCAGCTATAAGTACTCTCATTTAAAATATGTTTTTGCCTATTTCTTTTGCTGGATTGCCAGCGTACTTTGTTGCATGTGTAGTATAAAGCTTGCGCGTCACAACTGCACCCATACCGATCATGCATCCTTTTGCAATCACTTGCTTTTGATGGATCACTGCATTAAGTCCAATGTTGCAGCCATCACCAACAATAGTATGGCCACCGATCTTTGCACCGCAACTGATCGTTACATTGTTACCGATAACGCAGTCATGACCTACATGTGAATGCTTAAGCATCCATACACCAGCACCGATTATTGTCTTGTCAATTGTGCCGGCATCAATAGTCACATGACCAGTGATCACGCAGTCATCACCTATAACAACTTCGCCGATCGGTGCATTCCAGAAAAGCTTATGCTCTGCTGGCTCACCGATCACACAATATGGCCCAATGTAAACATTGTTACCTAGTGTGACATTTGGCCCTACAATGGCCGTCTTATGAATGAATGTACTCATTGAATGTTTTATATACGTTAACTAAAAATGATCCAACGCATGCACCACATCTACTATTGTATGTGTAGTGTGGATCTTTTATGCGCATAATTTCTACCAGTTCATTTTGGATCTCATGTGTAAATCCTACCAATTCACCAGTTGCCTTAAATAGATCATAGAAATGCTTATGCTTTAACAAGGTCTGCAAATGCCTTTCGTCTAGTTTCATTAATTCGCTCATGATTGTATTTGTTTTTTGCCCACTCAAAAAGATCATTGCCCATCTTGATCCTTTCATCTGGGTTGTTTACTAAGTATGTCAAATGCTTAAACCAGTCAGCTTGATTCTTTACAAATAGCACTGGTGCATCTTTATCTAGGTTATATGGCTCGACATCGCTCACTATCACTGCCACTCTTTTAGCTGCCGCCTCAAGTAGCTTTAAATTGCTTTTGCTCGCATGCCATGGTGACTCTTGCAAAGGCACAACCATAATGTCTGCATGTTTAAAATGCTCCATGTAATTGCTTGGCAATTCGCTTGCAAGTTTTCTATTAGCTAACTTTCCGCCATTCGTAAACATTGAGTGTACCTTATCCCAGTATGATTTGCTCACTGGATCTGTGTCAGTATATCCGCCCAGCACCATCTCAATGCTTGATAATCCGCTTAATCTTTTAAAAGGATTTGCCAACAACTTGATGTCCTCAAGATGTGTTGATCCGCCGGCCCAGAAGATACGCGTCTTGTCGCTTTCATATTTTGAATCATCATATTGATGCTCACCATATGGTATGCAGTTTGGTAACACTAATACTTTCTTGTTGTACTTGCTCACCTTGTCAGCGATCCTATCATTTGTGCATGTCACAAGATCAGCATTAAAGATGTTGTTAATGATACGCTTTTTGTGTGCCTCATAACCATGATACAAAGGATGATTGTATGGCAATTCCCAGTCATCATCCAGATCCATCACTACTTTAAAGTGCTGCTTTGTTTCATCCCAGTCTGTATCAAATTGACTAAATCTATTGTACAATAAAATATCAAATTGCCTCTCTTCAAGTATTTCTTTAGTAGGCATATTGCACACATGGTTGTAAGAATCCGGCAAGAATGCCAAAGGCAGCATGACTCTATGCCATCCGCAACCGCTCATCTTTTGTGTGATCCCCAGCACTTGTATCATCTTAGCGTCCTTGTCCACGATATTGTTTGGGTTTAGGTGAGTGCTTATTAAAACTTTTCTTTGCTGATCCTTGCTTGCGCTTGCCAAAGGTAACTTTTCGCGCGTCACTTGTTTGCTTTGCCATTATAAAAATAATTGTTTAAATTGATCAAAAGGTAAGTTCACAACATAGGCCTCATCATTGACTACGATCTCTGTCAAGTGCATTCCATCTTTTACATTACCACATGCAAAGTCTATGTGAAAAAACATAAACTCAACCTCGTCAAGACTATTGTAATTGTAACTAACGCCAAGTTCACTAAATAAGATTGTGTCACTATTATGGCAAAGGATCGGCAATACTACTGGCTGCATGTTATTTAATTTTTTGTCCAATAAATCCAGCACCAAAGATAATGCAAATAAATTGCGAATACTCAATCGGCATGAAATATAAAAGCACTGCCGTCCAAACGCTTAAGCACGTCACGCAGTCAAAAGGCTTGATCCTTTTCTCAAAAGGAATCTGCCATACCTTTTTAATAAAGTAAATTATCCGCGCCACGTTCACGAAATAATAAGCAAAAAAGAAAGCAGCTAAAATGATTGTAAGCATTATGTTTATTTTAAATGTCTATGATTTATTATATTTTTGGTTATAATATTGCGTCCAATGTCCACCACCTAACATTGATGATGTACTTCCATTTCTAAAAGCATCTGCTATCTGCTCTTTTTATTTTTCAAGTGTAGTTGTAGCATACTCAATAAGCGAACCAATATCTACCATATCAACTCTACTTTTAAGCATTTCTAAATGGACAATAAATTCTTGCATTGCTGTTTTCATAATCTTAAAGATTTTGGTTAAGACATAAATGCCTTAACTCAAGTTTTGTTTTACGAATAATATCTTTGACATGTTTCTCTGGTATGTTATAAAACTCAGCTACCTTTTTACATGATCTAAATTCAACATATTTATTGAATAGTATTGCCTCGTGTGCTTGCATCTCATCTTCACCATACTTGTCAATCAATCTTTTATTTGCTATCTTAGCAAAGGTAGGGTTTAATTCTGGTAACTTAAGCTGGCTTTTTAAGTACATGATCGCCTTTTCATATTCATTTTTTCTAAACTTTTTATAAAACTGGCTTGTGCTGCTAAAAGCCATGTTAGTGATAATCTTAATAGAAAATCCTAAAAGGCCATTAGAGGCCCAAATTTCGTTTATTTTATCACAATCAATGCCAAGCAAGGCTAAGGCCATTTCTTGCCTTAAATCGTCTTGCAATGACTCTGGACGCACACTTTTGATCAGTTGATTAATCTGTGGTGATCGATAGATAGCTTCAATATGTTTATGGCAATCTTTCATTGTTTATACAAATGTACTCAATGTACTCGGTTTTTGCGTGTTTTTTTATTCCTATACTCTTTTTTTTATTTTTATATACCCCCCCCTAGAAAATCATAAAAATAGAGTACACCGAGTACAAATGTTATATTTAGTTAAAAATCAATTAGTTAAGTAGTTTCAAAATTGTGCGAAATTTGTGCAACATGCACATTTTTGATCGTTTTTGCACAATTTTGACGCTTTTCAACCTTTACTTTTTCTCCATTCCACTCAAAGATACCACCTTTTGGGTTATCCAATAGCCATTTTTCAAATGCTGCTATCGGACTTAGATAAGATTTTAAACTCATGTTTGTTGTTATTTTGACGATTTCGTCTTGTTTCAATAGAATAGCCAAAGAGATCACTGGCAACTTGAATGCCTTTTTTAAATCTTAATTGGGTATAGTCTTTCTTATCAAGATCGTTTGTGTTTAAAAATGATGTGTACTCAATCCCAAACTCCATCCACTTGTCACCTTCTAAGCTATCGTAGTAGTCTAAAAAATCTTCGCCAAAGTTAAGCTTGACATTCTTACGAATAATGGTGCCACTATTGTCTAGTGCTGGGATGCCGGCCTCAAGGTATATCTGGACGCACTCGATCATGTAATTGTAGAAACGATTCCACTCATCATTATCCCAGTCATTAAATAATGCCTTGCCTCCAAAGAAATCAAGCGGCGTGTTTTTATGATTAAAGAAACTGCTAAACTCGATCACCTTAACTCTTCGCTTGCCATGACCACCAGAGTAGTTGATGGTGTAGTTGGTAGTAAATCCAAACTTCGGTGAGTCCTCGTATGAAATGTACACCTCGTCTTTGTTTTTCTTTTCTATTGTCACACCTTCTGTGATCTTAGAGTAGAAACCTTCAAAGTCTACATTCTTACGGCAATCCTCAATGACAATCAACTGCGTGCTTAATTCTACACGTTGGAATGCAAAAGACTTGTCCAGCTTAAAGTTTTTGCCATCGATAGATACCAGATTGATCAGTTTGCCGATAGCTTTAAAGAATAAACCTTTGCCGGCACCACCACCTTGTGCCTCATCTTCTGTCTCTTCTGCTAGGATCACTGCATAAGATTTGGTAGGATCTTTGTAAGTATGCAAAAGATAGCCGATCAATGAAATGGCATAAGCCTCTCGATCTTTATCCGAATTGCTGATCTTATTTATAAATTTAGTGTACTGCACATTTTCATAGTCAATGTCATGATCAATGTCAATCTTGTACTGGATCACTTGATCGCGCCACACATGCATATTGATCGCGCCATACTTAAGCAATTCCTTTTTATCTTTTGTGACATGCACCACACCATTAAGGAATGGATAGTACGCAGAGTCTTTGGTATGCTTAAGAAACTTTAACTCTATGTTAGGCATAAACTCAAAAAGGGCCTTATTAAAATAAGCATCTGCGCCTTTGTAGATCACTTCACGCAATCGCATCTTATTGATGCCGTCAAAGTTATCATAAGGGATTGCGTCAATGTAGTTGATCAAATACTTTTTGATTTGCTCGATGTTCGTCTCACTGACAAAATTATCTACTACGCGCACCAGTTGATAATTTAGCTTTTTATCATAATAGTAAAGATAAAAGCCTCCTTCGCTAGATAATAGACTGATCAGTTTATATCTGTCAATTGTGATCTGGCCTTTTGTTACTGACCAGAATGTCAAAAGCTGCGTGTCATTATCCGAGTCCATGTCTTGCACTAACTTTTTAGCTTGCTTGATGTCAAGCTTATGCTTTTGTGATAAGTACGCAGCGATGTTCTCATTGTCAATGCCTTCATCTTTTTTGTTGACAAAGTCTTTTTTAATATTACCACCGATCCTATTGCGTTGCTCACCATATCCATCCTTCACCAGTTGCTTGGCAGCTTCGCTAAAATTACCATTATGCTCTAGTGTCGCATAGATAGCAAATGGCTTATATCCTTTACCGGTGTCAAACTCAGTGCTTGTGCTAAATACTTTAAATAGTCCAAGACCTTTGTGGTAATCAGCAGAGATGTGCGAGTCAGTTTTGCCCGGCCTTTTAAGAAAGTCACGCTCACCACTTGAGTATATGTAAGTCCAGCCGTGCGCCTCAAGTAATGCTACCACATCGCATTTGCTATTGTAGTCATCCCACGGCGTTGTCTGGTAAGTGTCCGAGTCAGCAACAACTTGTGTGCGTACCTCTTTGACTACTTCATTAAATGATCTGCAAATAGATAAGATGGAATCTCTTTGCTCAAGTGTGATGACATTGATCACAAAGTCTTTCTCTTTTGTGTAGCCTTCGGATGGCGGCGCTAACACATACCCACCTTCACCGCGCGTCTCAATTAAAACGATCTCTTTTGCATGTGGGGTTTCTTTTAATTCATCTTTTGTTGCGTTACGCATGGCAAGCTTTTGATTACCTTGCACCTCTTCGCATCGGTAGTACAAATGATACCCACCAGACTTTGTACGCACTACATAAAGTAGTGGCATAAGATCGGCCAGTGCATCTTGTAAGCGTGTCCAAAGTGTGCCACTGACATCATACTTAAGATCCACATCTATAATCTCAAGTCCGCCAGATACACCACCACCTATAATCGCAATGTTCTTGCAACGATCATTTGTGAACTGGTGCTGCATTGTTACATCATTCATTATCTGTGATTGGAATTCGGTCCAAGGGAAAACCGCGCGCTTATTTTCTCCGATTGGTATGACGGAGAATCCTTGCTTTGCATAGTAGTTGGCTGCTTTAATCATTGGTTAATTTCTTGCATTTTATAAATTGTTCGTACTTCAAATCCAAGTTCTTGTAGTTGCTCATGTCTGTATTTTTGCAATTCGGATAGTCGGCCTTTCTCTGCTTTACATTCTATAAAGAAAGTCTTGCCGTCTTTCAGCAACATAAGATCCGGCATGCCGTTCTTATTGCACTGGATAATCTTAACTACATACCATCCGAGTAACTCAAAGTGCCGGATCACTTTGCTTTGTAGAATAGACTCTTTCAATTTCTTTAACTTGTTTTTTAGCTTGATTAAAAAATTTACCTTTTACCATAATAGTAAGTGGCTTTTTCTTTTCCTTTTCGGATAGCGGCTTGCGGCCTCTGGTTTCTTTTTTCATATTAGATTGAATTGTTTAAAATTTTAATTAATTGTCCTAAAACATCATTATTTGACTCTAGTTTTTTTAAAAATACATCTCTATCTTTTAAAAGCACACCAGTCAATTGCCCATCTAAACTAATTGATATTTTAGTATCGACACTTAGTTCACTAGTTAATCTTGCAATAGGATTAATTAATTCATTTAAAAGAATTGCTTGATTTTCTAATAAATTAATAGCATAATTGTTTTGTAAAGCAGTAGTTGAACTATTATCAACATATGGCTCAACACAAACTTTTTCTTCTTGAATTTTCATTTTATATATTTTTTGATGAGCCACAAAACTAAATAAAAAATAATTAATAAAAAAGTTTTTTTATTTAAAATAAATACTTAGCTTTGTCCTCGTAGTCAAAACAAACTACATTTTATATTATGGCTTTATCAAATTTAGGAGGTGTTAACACAACTTACCTCAGTGTTGCAGACGGCAACTTAGTACGCCAACACAAACAAGCAAACGATCGCACATCGGAGCGATTAACAAAAACCGGCAAGCTAGTCTTTGAAGAGCGTTTCAAAGATTTGACTGCAAAGTTAGATGGTATTGCTACCAGAGAGAATGACTATGGTAAGCAGTGGCAGATCAAGTTTCAAGATAAAGGTGACTTTTACATTGTCAGCTTGCCTTACTCAAGCCGCTACGCTTCTAGCTTTCTTAAGGTATTGCCAAACATTGATCTTAGTAAAGAGATCCGCTTTATGCCTTGGGCAATGAAAGACAAGAACGATCCTACAAAGACGATCACTGGTATCACCATGTATCAAGATGGCGAAAAGCTTGCACCTTACTACACTAAAGAGGATCCAAAAGGATTGCCTCAAATGGTGAAGATTAAAGTTAAAGGCAAAGAGCAGTGGGATGATTCCGACATGATGTCTTATCTTGAAGATATGGCCTTGAATTTATTTGAGCAAGATCACAAAGATTTATCAACCGCATCACATGATGATGACGAAACACCTTTTTAGTTGGTGATTATTGGTTAGCGGTTTGCAGCTTCCGTACAAAAAGCTGCACTTTTTTAAACCAATAAATATTTTATATGCCCATAGTAAAAATCACCAGTGAAACAAATTTATTGCATAATGAGACGCGATACTTTATTCGTATTGACGGCAAATTTATACAAGGATTTGATACTTTAGAAAAAGCCGAAGAGGTAGCAAATCAAATTGCTGCAAATGGCGGCAAAGAAAAAACCGATGAGATCACCATTAAAGAAATTATATGTTAATAAAAAACCAAACAAGCAACCAGCTAACATTTAAAGATGGCCGATTCTACACAGATGAGAACGGAAACTATTTCCCTAGTGCCACAACTTTGCTTGAGGCATACCCAAAGCCAGCATCTTTGATCATGTGGATGAAAGAGGTTGGCAGCAAAGCAGATGAAATTAGAGATGCAGCCGGCAAGCGCGGATCAAGTGTACACCAGTTGACAGAGGACTATGATAATGGCATTGAATGTACTTTGCTTGATGAATATGGCAAGCCTAGATACTCACTGGACGAGTGGTCAATGTTTGAGCGTTATGTTGAATTCACAAAGAATCACCAGCCAGAGCATCATTTAATAGAGCAAACCTTTATAAGCAGTGGCCTTGGATTTGCTGGCACTATTGATCGCGTCTGCACAATAGATGGCAAGACTTATGTGCTAGACATCAAGACAAGTAACGGGATTTACAATTCATACTGGTTGCAGTTGGCAGCGTATCGCCAATTGTACAATGCAAGCGTACTGCATGGATCTAACATGCCAGACATTGACGGCGTAGCTATTTTATGGCTAAATGCAAAGACTAGGACAAACGGCAAAAAAGGCGATGTACAAGGCAAAGGATGGCAGATGGTCAGCGAATTTGACACCTCAAAGCAGTGGTCATTATTTCAAGCCGTCCAGCAATTATGGCACGCTGAGCATGAAGATGACAAGCCTAAAGAATTTAGTTATCAACTTTCTCATAAAAAGTAATTAACTTTACCTCATGACTACCAAAAGAAAACGATTATACTTTGACATTGAAACCAGTGCAAACATCGGTTTTTTTTGGCAGAGTGGGTATAAACTTAACATCGGGCCGCAAAATATTATCAAAGAGCGTGCGATCATTTGCATTTGCTATAAGTGGGAGGATGAGAAAGAGACACACGCTTTGACATGGGATAGCAAGCAGAATGATAAAAAGATGCTAATTGATTTTATCAAAGTGCTTAACACGGCAGATGAGATTATTGGACACAATGGTGACAAGTTTGATCTTGCATGGGTGCGCACTAGATGTTTATTTCATAGCATTGACATGTTTCCTAAGTACACAACGATTGATACTTTAAAAGTTGCACGTTCAAAGTTCAAATTCAATAGCAATAAATTGAATTACATTGCTCAGTATTTAGGGATCGGACAAAAGATTAAAACTGAATTTGATCTTTGGAAAGACATCGCACTAAAAAACGACAAGGTTGCACTTGCTAAGATGGTGAAATATTGCAAGATGGATGTGGTGTTACTTGAGAAAGTACACAAGCTTTTAAATAATCACATAGATGCAAAGACGCATTATGGCGTTGTGTTTGGTGAGTATAAAGGCACATGTCCAGAGTGTGGATCGGATGAACTGGTTAAACATAGCAGACAGATTCTAGCTAGTGGCACAATTAAAATAATTTATAAATGCAATACTTGTGGAAAATATCACAGAAAAACCGACAAATAATCAAGTAGGCGGATCGCATTACAAAGATTGCAAGATCCAGCCAACAGAATTTATCCATGCAAACAATATACCTTTTATTGAGGGCAACATTATCAAGTATGTGATAAGACATCGCAACAAGAATGGCATTGAAGATTTAAAAAAAGCAAAGCATTATATTGATCTTTTAATACAATTAGAATATGAGACTCCCAAAAGCATTTAACAAGATGAAATTATCCGAGCAAGAGGCATGGCTTACTAATAAGCTAGCAGAGGTGCATGATATTGAAATACAAATAAGACGCTATCTTGCAAAGGTACGCGGAGGGCAAGTTATTTTCACACCTAGTGATGACATAGATCGTCTGGACGAAATAGAATTAAAGAAAGATGCTTAGAGCAAAGAAAATATTTAGCTTTGGAAATGTTATAAATGAAGATTTATACCAGCGTGTGCAAGTCATGGACTTTAATATCTTCGCTGGTTGTAACAATGAATTTCATAATAACAGAGAATGGTGGGTATTTCTAGATGATAGAGGCCAGATCGGTGCTTATTGCGGATCTATTTATTCAAACAATATTTGCATATTTATCCGAGCATGGGTTAAGAAACAATATAGAGGTAAAGGTTTGCAAAAGAAACTGATCAAAACAAGGCTCACGTCAGCTAAATTTCACAACTGCCACACTGCGATCACATACACAACAAAAGACAATTACCCTAGCGCCAACAATATCATCTCGCAAGGGTTTAAATTATATTTTCCAGAGTACGCATATGGAGGCAAAGAGATGTTGTACTGGTCTAAACGCATTGCATAGCCTTTGAGCAATTAAATATGATTAGGCAAAAGGCCGGCAAAAATAACAATCAAAAAAAAATTGATAGTAATTACGGGATTGCCGGCCTTATATTTTGTCACAAATATTTTAAAAATTGTGACATAATTTGCATGAAATTTTCTAATAATTCATGCAGATAATTGTAAGAACACTACATTTATTTATACGATAATGTGTCATAAAACGCACTTTTTGACACATATTTGCCCCATATAAGTCACATTGAAATATATACCATGCAACTAAGAGACTACCAAGTAGATATTGCTGAGCAAGCAATTAACATCTTAAAAGAATTTAAGCTAGTGTATCTTGCTATGCAAGTGCGCACTGGTAAGACAATCACCAGCTTGCACATTGCTAGCTTATATGGTGCAAACAAAGTTTTATTTGTAACTAAAAAGAAAGCAATCTCAAGTATTCAAGATGATTTTAATAATTCAAATCTTGACTACATTTTCATAGTAACTAATTATGAATCTTTACAAAATTATCATGCAGATTATGATTTTATCATAATAGATGAGGCCCATGCTTTAGGACAATATCCTCAGCCTAGCATGAGGACTCAAAATTTAAAAAAAATATGTGAAGGAAAACCAATAGTGTATTTAAGCGGCACACCTAGTCCAGAGACTTATGCCCAATTTTATCATCAATTCTGGGTGAGTAGTTTTAGTCCATTCAAAGAGTACAAAAACTTTTATGCATGGCATAAAGAATTTGGCATACCGGCTAAAAAATATGTTTATAACAGAGAATTGGCAGATTATAGTAAAGTAAAGCAAGAGCGCATCCAAAGTGACATTCAGCATTTAATGTTGACTTATACGCAAGAAGAGGCTGGCTTTGAGTCTTTAGTTCAAGAGACAATCTTATATGTAAAGATGAGTGATAAGGTTAAGTGGGCCGTTGACAAGATAAAAAAAGACAAATTATTTAAGACCAAAGATGGGCAAGTTGTGCTGGCAGATACGGCAGTCAAAGAAATGCAAAAGATCCATCAAATTTGTAGCGGATCAGTCAAGACAGAGGATGGCAATGCGATCATGTTTGATGACACAAAAGCTACATTTATAAAAGAGCGATTTAAAGGCCAAAAGATAGCTATTTTTTACAAATACATAGCAGAGGGCATGCAGTTAAGATACACCTTTGCTGGCCGTATTATAGAGGATCCAATGGCTTTTAATGAGGCATCTGGTGACGCAGTCTTTATTTCCCAGATCCAGTCGGGCCGTGAAGGCATAAATCTAAGCAGCGCAGATGCGCTTGTCATGTACAATATTGATTTTAGCGCAGTTAGTTATTGGCAATCTAGGGCCAGAATGCAGACAAAAGACCGAAAAACTGCCTCACATGTGTATTGGATATTCACCACCGGCGGCATCGAAGATCGCATTTTTGGGATGGTGCAGAACAAAAAAGACTTTACTTTGAGTCATTTTAAGAAAATATTTTAGGTTGTAAGTGATTGAAAATCAATTACTTTAAATTAATTTAAAAAAATTTATTAAAAATATTTTTTTATTAATGATAAAAGTATATCTTTGATTTATCAAAAACGAAATAATCATGATGACAACATTATCAACTAAAATCAAAATCGGATTCAAATTTCAAGTAATGGCTGAAAACTTCACAAAGTTAGTTTGTAATAGAAACCGCTTTGTAGACATTACTTTAGTGAATGATCTTTACAATGTTAAAGCTTACACTTTACGCGGAGTAAATGAAATCAAAGTTGTAGAATTAAACGGAGTATTTGTTGAGAATTTACAATCCGCAATTGTTACAACATACCAATCATAAAAAAAATAACTGCTAGTGGGGTGCGACACTTAAAACGCACATATTTTTAACCAATAATTTAATCATGAACAAATTGAAATCATCTCAGCAAAAAGCAAATGAGCGCTACGCTCAAGAATCAATCAAGCCAGTGTATGCATTTATCATTGTATGCGTTGCTTTTTTAATCACCGCTATATTGCAAAACTTATGAGATCACATTTAATCTTTTTGTATGAATTGACATTTTTTATTTTAGTGTCACTTCCTCTAGCAATTACATTATTTTTAATTGCAACTATTATTTCAAAATTAAAAAATTTTTAATCATGGCAAATCACCAACAATGGCAAGACCTTACGATCATAGAAAAAATTGATCTAGTAGGTAAGCTTACACATTTATTGCAAAACGATGTAGATAGTTTTAACGCTTTTAAAAGCTGGGTAGGAGCAAGTGAATTGCTTGGATTGTTTAATGAGGTAAAAATCAACAATGAAGGAAATTCTTAAATATATTAAATTGTACACTGGATGCAATGAGCATACCTTAAAGCGTATTGAGGCAATGCTTGAGCCTAGATTGAATATGGTGCCGCAAGTAATTGAAAAGATAGTGCATGTAGAAAAATATGTCAAGCGCAAGCCAAGACCTAAAACACCGCTTTTAGAATGGAGTGCAAAATACTGCGAGGAAAATAACATCACATTTGAATATGTAGTACAAGCGCGCAGACTGCAAGAAATTGTTGACACACGCGATGCTTATATAAAGCAAGCATACTTTGAGGGTTATTCACCTAGTGAAATCGCAAGGCATTTAAAAAGGAATCATGCAACGATCCTACACACTATAAGTAAATAGTTCCCCCACTATTATTCTTAACGGCTCGCAAGACTTGATGTCTTTGTGGGCCGTTTTTCTTATAGCTAACATGCACCCATGAGTAGTCAAACTCATTGATCACTTGATCAAATGGCAGCTTGGCCACAATAAAATCAAAGATGTCTTTATTGGAAATGTTGTGAGAGTGACCATCCATGTCTAGGTCAAGCGCTTCACCTTTGCAATGTTGTGATGTTGCGCTGCCCTTCACGGCCTTATTTAAAGCCTTGGATCTGTAAGCACTGGAAATATAAATTGGCACCCTAAACTCAGCACGGATCGGCTCAAAGATATGCTCGCACAATGCCTTTAAATTTTCGATATGCTCTGGTGTTGGCATGTTAGATATGCCGTTGCGCTTTGCACTTTCGGATCTAATTAACTCGCCTAGTGTAACGTGTTGAGAAATGACCATATATAACGCTTTAAAAATATCACGGCTAAAATAATGATTATAAGCCAAAATAAGCGACTCTCTGCTTGTTTCTTATACTTATGCTCAGTTTGATATAAAGTCTTGTAGAATCGCACAGAATCGCCAAGAATGCCTATCATGCGCATGTCTTGCACATAGGCAGTCTTAATGTCTTTGACTTTTATAGTTTTGACAATAGTCTTGCCTTTCTCAGTCAATGTCACAACATTGTTTATTGTGTCACGCTTATAGTCAACAATAGTATCTTGCAAGATTGTGGTGTCGCTTAATGTCACAATGATAGTATCGTTGGCGCATGGATGATCTAGGGCCAAAGTATTAAAGACGCGATCACTTGCCTCTCTATTGTTTAACAC